TTAGCACCTCTACCGTTTGTTCGCATACAGCTTAATGCATCTATGACTACAAGATCACCAGACTTTGGCTCTATAGACTGACCAACGCTAGCATAATCAAACTTTGCTGACGCAGCGTTATAAAAGGTGTCTATATGTAAATAACCTGTAAACTCATCAGCAGCATCAAACCCGAAACTTTGCAATGAAATAGCCTCATTGTTGAGCTCAACATACATTTGAAGTTCAAGTGGACCTTGAAACGTTTTAGTAGGCTCTTCCCCGTATAACAAATTAGCTGCTGATAAATTAAACGGGTTAAAGTAGTATTGAACATCAATACCGAAGTTGTTAATTAGGTCGTTGTAAGCTTGATCAAATACTAACTGCTCTGCTTGCATGTTCGTAGCATTTACAAACTTACCGCAAGATGGAATAGCTGTAGCTGCTAAAACTTCTTCCGGTGTGCAGTTAATAGTATTTGGATTACAGCCCATACAGTTATTTAGTCTTCTTCATAAGCATCCCACACTGATTACCTTCCTCATCTTCAAACATTTTTACCTCTGCACCTGAGTTACCAAGACCTTTTGTTACTCCAGGTTCGTAATCTAAGCCATAAACATTAAGTGTACCCATTAAAGGTTGACCCATCAGCTTAATTTGATGCGCTCCACCATTTATTAAATTTCTAACGTGTGGGCATTTAGAATTATATTCCTTACGAACATTATTTTGATGCTTTCTATCTGTACCTCCGTATAAATTTTTACCAGTCCTCATTGCAGCATGCATGTACTTATCTCCTTGATAGTACTCTTTAAAGGTCTTCATATATATACTTAATAAAAAAGCCTACCGATTTAACGATAGGCTTTAATATTGTTGCGTTTTTGTTTTAATTATTCAAAAGCACTTGAACCTGGCTTAAGATTGCCAACTTTGTTCTGCTTTCCGTCGTTATAGTGTGTATTCATGTTAGAACCAGCATCAACTTTTCCAGTTGCACCAGTACTAGCAGCTCCACCAGCATTTTTAAGACTACCTACTTTGTTCTGCTTTCCGTCGTTATAGTGGGTATTCAATGCAGTAGGCTCTCCCTCTTCATCTTCTTCACCGAATTGAGTAGGAAACTGCTCATCTTCATCGCCGAGTTCGACTTCTGCTTCGACTTCATCTTCGTCTCCACATGCAGCTTTAAGAACGTCACATAAGTGCTGTGCCATTTCTCTGTCTAAAGTAACTGTTACTTCACCTTCTGCATCGGCGTCGGTCTCAGCATCATCAAGACCGAGTGCATCTAGATCTGCTTCTTCATGTTCACTGCCAAATTCTTCATTGACCATGACCTTATCATAGAGTTTATCAAAAACTGATTTACGCTTCATAAAAATATTTAGTCCTTCCTCAGCGATTTTCTCTATTTCTTCTGAACTTTCTTCATCTTCTTCATCTGAAATAGGTAGTTCATCTTCATCTACAGTATCTTCTTCTGCTTCTTCTCTTTCGGATTTTTTACCTCTTGCTTTCTTAATAGCTTTATCTCTTGATCCCATATACTCTGCAGTACTAGATTCAATCTTACCATCTCCATCATGATCTTTCTTAGCTTTATCTTCTTCATCTTCAGCAACGTCAGCTTCAACTTCATTGACATCGTCTTCTTACTCATTTTCTTCATCTTCTTCTTTTCCAACGATACCATAACGCGATGCTATATCATCTGAAGTTGGTAGAGGTTGATCACAACTTGTACCTGGATCGTTTCCATCGCCGTATGATAAACCTTTTATATTATAAGCGTTTTCTTTATCACCTACTTTATTAATGTCAACATCGGACTCTTTAAATCCACCTCGCTCGGTTGGACCACCTTGCTCGAGAGGAACCTCACCGATAGTTCCCGCTGGAACATTCTCATTGACTACTACTTTATCTAAAATAGCACCATATGCTTCACCTAAACTTTGAAGGTCTTTCTTTTTAGCCATATATTTATTTATGGTAAGTAATAAATATTTTCAATGGCTCAGCAAGATAATATGTACTATATGGGTAATAAAAATTTACCCAACGTAAACTGGAAGGGTGAATACACTAAAGAACAAGTAAAAGCTTTAACGAAAGCGCATAAAAACATTTTATACTTTGCTGAAAATTTCTTTTATATTGTTAACCTAGATAGAGGTAGAGAGAAGATTGAACTATATAGAGCGCAGAAAAGAGCTCTACGCAAGATGAGAGATAATCGCTTCTTTATACAACTAGCCTCCAGACAGATCGGTAAATCGACAATGATGACAATCTATATTCTCTGGCAAGCTATCTTTAATAAAGATCAACGTATATTGTTAGTAGCTAACAAAGAGGCGACTGCGATTGAAATCTTTCAACGTGTAAGGATGGCTTATGAGGAGTTACCTAACTGGTTGAAGTCACCAGTCAAAGAATATGCTAAGACATCCATGACGTTAGAGAATGGATCACGTATTGGTATTACAACTACTACTGGTACAGCTGCTCGTGGTCAGTCTGTTAACTGTCTAGTTATTGATGAGATGGCATTTATTGAACCTCACTTAGTAGAGGAGTTTTGGAAGTCAGTCTTTCCTGTTATTACATCTTCTAAGAAATCTAAAGTATTTGTTTGTTCAACCGCTAATGGAACTGATAATCTATTTTATAAGTTATATACTGGAGCAGAGACTGGAGAAAATGGATGGGCGTATGATAAAATATTATGGGATGAAGTGCCAGGAAGAGACGAAATGTGGGCTAACAATACTAGACAAGCCATTGGCTCTCATGATGCCTGGCTTCAAGAGTTTTGCTGTCAGTTTATTAACTCAGGTGAATCTTCTATCGATGATGATCTATTTGAGAAGATGCAATCACAGTTATGTGAACCTAAAATAGTTTTAGATGATGGTCATTATAAAATTTGGGAGGAAGCAGATCCATCTAGAGTATACGCTGCAGGGGTAGATACAGCAGAAGGTGTTGGTGTTGATTCATCAGTAGTGCAAATATTTGATATAACTGATCTTAAAGATATAAGACAAGTAGCATGCTATACTAATAATAAAATACCACCTGCTGACTATACTAACAAAGTCTATTCTATATTAAGAAACTACGGATCTCCTTTAGCTCTTATTGAGCGTAACGGTCCTGGAGCTCAAATCGTTGATAGGCTTGCTAATGACTTTGGATATGAGAAGTTAGTATCATATGGCAATAAAGCAGGTCATAGACGAAACATAATGCAAGGCATGATCGCGCATACAAATACAAAGTATAAGGGCGTGCTTAATATGAGATATTATATTAATGAAGCGCGCTCAGTTACAATTCGTGATGAAGATACATTAAAAGAGTTACGATCATTTGTAAGATATCCTAATGGTACCTGGAAAGCGAGACAAAGTCATCATGATGATAGAGTTATGGCTACCCTTTACGCGCTCTTTATCTTAGAGAAAGAAATTACTGAACGCTTCTTTGAGATACTTGAATTAGATGATAGAGGTAAACCTATGGTTATTGAGGCTATGGACTTTGGATTAAAGTTCTTTGAAGATGCTACCTCACTATATGCTGACAATGAAGTGGTTGGTGCTAATAATATGTTACCTCCTATTGTGTTTGGTATGGGTGATAATCAAGCTGAAGAAGAAATGGATGAATTGGAAATGCATGGCTTTCAACCTCTAGAATAAATATTTACGATGGCAGTAAATCAAAATAATCAATCTATCTTAAACAAGAGTCGGCTTGATAAGTTTTTACTTATTTTTTCTCTACCTCCTGCGTTGCGAGAGATAAATGTACGAGAGAGTGCCGCACGAAACAGTAATAACGTCATGGAGGATAAACTTCAACTATCTGTTTACGGAGCGGTAGTACCAGAACTTACTGT